ATGATGCCCTCGCGTGGAATGGGGGACATAATGGCCTCCAAGATGCCTGATGCCAAAACTGGAAGGCGAAAAGATGGAGACAAATTCAAAGTCTTTAAGTCTGGAGGAAGCGTTAAAACTCGCGTCAATGAAGCAGGAGTTTATACAAAGCCTTCTATGCGCAAGCGCCTGTTTGAACAGATTAAAGCGTCAGCCACACAGGGAACAAAAGCAGGCCAGTGGTCAGCAAGAAAAGCCCAACTCTTAGCCAAGAAGTATAAGGCGGCTGGGGGCGGGTATAAGTGATTCGGAAGCCTGTCTATGACCCAAAAAAAGACGGCAACGTTTTTGATTGGATATTAGTCGCTGCTGAGGCACATAGAGAAAGGCGAAGGGTAGAGACGAATGTCGCTAAAGAAGCCGCAAAAGAGCTTGAAAGAATGGACAGCCCAAAAGTGGAGAACTAAGAGTGGCAAACCTTCTTCGGTTACTGGTGAACGATACCTTCCCGAGAAGGCCATTAAGTCTCTGTCTCCCTCCGAATATGCAGCTACTACGAGGGCTAAACGGGCAGGTAAAGCTGCGGGTAAGCAGTTCGTTTCTCAACCTAAGCGAATTGCAAAGAAAACAGCGAGGTTTCGATAATGGCTACTGAAAAGAAAAAACGCCAAGACGGCGAAATGTTCCGTGAGATTGGTCGTGGTTTTATGGGCTTAATCACCGAAGTTAGCGGCAAAGGCGCTAAGGAAAGGGCGGAACAAGCAAAAAAAGAGCAAGAAGCTCGTGAAGCGAAGGCTGAAAAAAAGCGGGAAGTTCGTGGAGTAGACAGTTGGGATTATGTGCAAAAACAATCAGATAAAAGAAAAATCCGCCAAGACTACAAAAACCCCACGGACGGTGATTACAAAAAAGGCGGTTGGATCAAAGACGCCATAAAGAAGCCCGGTGCCCTACGCAAGTCGATGGGCGTTAAGGCAGGCGAAAAGATTCCTGCTAAGAAGCTTGCGGCAGCCGCAAAGAAACCCGGCAAGATGGGTCAACGCGCACGCTTAGCGCAGACTTTAAAAGGATTTAAGAAGTGACTACTTCTGGCACCGCAGCATTTAATCTCGACCTCAACGACATCATTGAAGAGGCGTATGAGCGTTGTGGCGTCGAGCTACGTACTGGCTATGAGTTACGCACAGCAAGGCGGTCATTAAACCTTTTGTTTGCTGACTGGGCTAATCGGGGTATCAACCTTTGGACGATCGAGCAAGGCTCAATTCCTTTGGTGCAAGGGCAGATCGCTTATGACCTTCCGGTGGACACGGTAGACCTTTTAGAGCATGTCATTCGCACAGGCGCGGGGAATGAAGCGACGCAGGCGGATTTAACCATCTCTCGCATTAGTGTTTCTACCTACGCTACTATCCCTAACAAGTTGCAACAAGGCCGCCCCATTCAGGTATGGGTTAATCGCCAGTCGGGCACTACAGAGCCTTCAGGCGTGAACTACCCCCAAATAAATGTCTGGCCTGCCCCTGACGGTGGGCAGACGTACACTTTTGTTTACTGGCGTATGCGGCGTATTCAAGATGCTGGCAACGGCACAAGTACGCAAGACATACCATTTCGTTTTCTGCCCTGCCTTGTAGCGGGGTTGGCTTATTATTTAGCGCTTAAGATTCCTGAGGCGCTACAGCGTCTGCAGCCTTTGAAAGCTATGTACGACGAGGCTTGGGACTTGGCGGCTGGTGAAGACCGTGAGAAAGCGCCTGATCGTCTGGTGCCCCGCAGGATGTATATATCGTGAGCAACAGGTTTTCTTCGGGTAAAAATGCAATTGCGCAGTGCGATCGCTGCAATTTTCGCTATAGCCTGAAAGAGCTTAAACGCCTGATTATCAAGACAAAGAATGTCAACATTTTGGTCTGCCCAGAGTGTTGGGAACCCGACCAACCCCAGTTACAATTGGGTATGTATCCTGTGGAAGATCCACAGGCGGTTCGAAACCCTCGTCCAGACGCAAACAGCTACTTCACATCTGGGCTTGGACCTGACAACACAGAGTCGGGCGGTAGTCGTATTTTTCAATGGGGTTGGAACCCTGTTGGCGGGGCACAGGCAAACGCAGATGGTTTAACGCCAAACAGCTTGGCTTTGGGCATAACGCTTGGTAATGTTACGGTATCAACCATATAGGAGTTTGAAATGGTAAAGCACGAAGATGTGAAAATGGACAAAGCAGTGATGTCTAAAATGCTTAAAGAGCATTCCTCTAAGCCTGCAAGTAAAGCCCACAAAGGCTTGAAAAAAGGCGGTAAAACCAGTCTTGACATGAAGAAGTACGGTCGTGGCATGCCTAAGGTAATGAATAAGCGTTCTTCTGGAAGGGGGCGATAATGTACAAATGTCCAACAACGCCGGTACCCACTCCGGTCCCAAACACAGCAGGTTACCCAAATAATGTTCCCAATACGCAGACTGTTAAGACGCGTGGCACGGGTGCAGCTACGAAGGGCACAAACTCTTCTAAGAAACTTGGATAAATGAACTACACACAGCTCTTTGAAACAATTAAGGGGTATTGTGAAAACGATTTCCCGAATACGCAGTTTGGTGACCCCACCGCTGTGGATGCTACCTTTACGTCTAAAGAGCAGATTGATACGTTTATTCAGCAGGCCGAGCAAAGGATTTATAACTCGGTACAGTTCCCTGCTATTCGTAAGAACGTAACGGGTTTAACAACAATATCCAATAAGTACCTTTCTAGCCCATCTGACTTTCTTGCTGTCTATTCAATCGCAGTTATTGATGGCGACGGGAACTATGAGTACTTGTTGAACAAAGACGTTAATTTTATTAGGCAAGCGTATCCAAGTCCCACTGACACAGGTTTGCCAAAGTACTATGCTATCTTTGGGCCGACAACGACTAACACTAATCCGCCTACAGCCACTAATGAATACAGCTTTATTCTTGGCCCAACACCAGATGCTGCATACAGTGTTGAACTGCACTACTATTACTACCCTGAGTCTATTGTTACTGCATCAACAACTTGGCTTGGGGATAACTTTGACTCTGCCCTTCTTTACGGAGCGCTTTGCGAGGCGGTTACCTTTATGAAAGGTGAGCCTGACGTTCTTGCTAACTACAATAAGCGCTATGAAGAAACCATGATTCTGGCTAAGCGCCTTGGTGATGGTATGGAGCGCCGCGACGCCTACAGGTCTGGGCAGGTAAGGATGTCGGTGAATTAAATGGCTTTTACTGGCAACTACACATGTAATTCATTTAAGTCTGGGTTGATTAACGGAGACTTTGATTTTGACACTGACACATTCAAAGTAGCTCTTTACACCAACAACGCCACTTTAAATGCAGACACAGCAGCCTACACCTCAACTAGCGAAGTTTCTGCATCAGGCTATACGGCTGGTGGGAATACCTTAACAGTCTCAAAGGGCATCACAAACGGTGTAGCGTTCGTTAGCTTTACAGATACGTCATGGTCTGCGGCATTTACAGCCCGAGGCGCATTGATTTATAAAGATGGTGGGGCGGCTGTTTGTGTTCTTGATTTTGGGTCAGACAAGACCTCAACAGCAACCTTTACGGTTGATTTTCCTACAGCGTCTAGCACAGATGCTTTGATTCGACTTTCTTAAGGGTGCGTATGACGGCGGTTCCTGACCTTAGCGGAAAAATTGTTGCCATCGTTGCGATGGGTAAAAGCAGTGACCAATTTATACTGGCAAAAACGCACTCTAGGCAGATTGATGAGGTTTGGGCCATAAACGCTATGGCTGGTGTTGTTTTTAACGACAGGGTTTTTATGATGGACCCAGCCAGCAGGTTCCTTGATTCTGAAGATGCTGGCAATCAAACGGGACTTATGAGGTCAATTTTAAAGGCGCACCCCGGCCCAATCTACACTTGTGAGCTTGATGATCGTTGCCCGGGGCTTGTAGAGTTTCCTCTTGAAGAGGTTGTAAATAGCGTCGGAACTTGGTATCTAAACAATACAGCAGCTTATGCTATTGCTTTTGCCATAGCTGCAAAAGTCAAAGAAATTCATATATTTGGGTTGGACTTCTCTTACAAGGGCAATGTACACTTTGCTGAGGCAGGGCGTGCTTGTTGCGAATTTCTACTTGCAAAAGCAGTTGAACGTGGTATCCGTGTAGGTATTGCAAAATCGTCTTCGATGATGGACACAAGCTTACCAATTAAAGAAAAGCTGTACGGTTATCATCGACTGCCTGATACGTTTGTGTTTGAAGACAAAGATGGTAAGTTTGTAAAAAGGAAGTACTCTGAGCTTAAAGACCAGATTGAGGCAAAAGAGTCAGAATTTTACTTACCGCCAGAAGCGTTAAGGACTTAACATGTTTGAGCTAAAAACCGGTAACATTCTTTCACCAATGGTTAAAACCAGCACGGGTGGGGGGCTGTCTAACGAAGACTTAGCTGAAATATGTCTTAGCAAAATGCTGAGTGTTTCGGATACGGCGCACCCGCATATTCAAGAGCAAGCAAGACTTTTCCAAGACCGTGTTCGGGGTTTGTTGTTTCACTACTTTAATGAAGCTAGAAAATCTGAACGCGCAAACTGTATTAATGTATGTTCAAAAGGGGGCTTTAATGAAGCCGCCTCTCTTTTAAGGAGACTTTAAAATGGCTTTTACTGGTAACTTTATGTGCACAAGCTTCAAAACGGAGCTTCTTCAAGGCGTTCACAACTTTACAGCTTCTACTGGCAACACGTTTAAGTTGGCGCTTTATACAAACTCGGCTTCGTTTACGGCTGCTACAACTGCCTACACGACGACCAATGAGGTGGCTGCTTCGGGTTCTTATGTGGCTGGTGGCGGCACGCTGACTAACGTAACCCCCACTAACTCGGGCACAACCGCGTTTACTGACTTTGATGATTTGTCTTTTACTACGGCAACCATCACTACTCGTGGCGCCTTGATTTATAACGACACGGCTGCTGGTGACCCAGCTGTTGTTGTGTTGGATTTTGGAACAGATAAAAGCTCAACGTCTGGCACTTTTACAATCGTCTTCCCCGCCGCTAATGCTACCGCCGCAATCATTCGGATTGCTTAAATGGCTATTGTCGTCAAGGATCGGGTCAAGGAAACGACGACCACGACCGGCACTGGCACGTTAACGCTTGCTGGTGCCGCGACTGGTTTTCAGGCCTTTTCTGTCATTGGTGACGGCAATGAGA